CCCCTGGGTAGGCGGAAGCCCATTCCTGGCGGTCGCCGGCCGTAATGCCCGTCCACCCGGCTTCAGCCGTCCAAGAAACGCTGGCAGGCTTCGCCCGCGAGCGGGACGGCTTTGCCGGCTCGCTCGTGGGAACCGGCGCAGCCGGTATTTCTTTTCTCTTCTCCTCTCCTCTCTTCTCCTCTAGTCCGCAATCTGTCCGCTTGGCAGGCGGACATGATGCGGACACTCTGCGGACAGACTTCGCACGGGCGTCCAAAAGCCGCCTTTTTGCGGCATTTCCGAACCGCTCCTCCCAGCCTGGGATAGTGATGGAGTCGTCGGTAGACGCCAGCCAACCGGCCCGCTCAACAGCAGACCAGAAGGTTTCGTCACCGCCGGCCACCGTGACGAGCATCGACCTGGGCACCCGGATGGTGCCGTCTGCCGTCACGTGCCATGCCCACGACCACAGGCGGACCATCCGGCCGACCACGACCTCAATAGGTTCGTGAGTCGCCGCAGCCACCTCGAGCACCTCGGGCTTCGTGCCCAGGTTGCAGTCAATGGGGATCCATTCACCGGCCACAATCCACCTCCTGAACATGGTGCACGTCAGCGCCGGTAACCTCGGCCAGAAACACGTCAACCGGCACAAGGCGTCCCACGGTGATGTTTCGCTGCTGGTACTTGGTCTGCTGCACAAGCCGGAAACCATCAATTCGGATGGCGGACGCACTGCCTGCGGCATGAGCCCACCTCCGCAGTTCACCGATTCGGCACGTATACAGCCGGTGCTTGTCGTTGAACGCATACGCGAGACGAGCTAGGTCGGAGTAGTGGTAAAGCCAGCCGGGGACGCCTTTGCGCATGTCGCTCCATGTTTCAATGAAAAGGTTTCCGGTGTGCGTGGCCTCTGCCTTTAGTTCCCACTCCATTGCGTGCTGATGCTTTGCACTACTCAGCCACTTGTCGCCGTACCTGTGTTGGGCCTGGATGTTGTCGGGCACCGGCCTCACGGCGTAATCGGGGTAAAGCGACTGCAGGAATGGGAAAACCCACGACTCGGCGTAGCGAGTTACGTTGTCTGTCGTTGTCATCGAATAGCGTCCTTGCTATCGAACCAGTGACGTAAACCCGATGCCGCTAAAAACCCGCTTAAAACGCTTCGCGTTCGTGCCGAAGTAGAGAATCGCCTGCCCTTGAAGCGGCGTTTTCGATGCCCGGTCAGGGCTCCAAAACGAGATCCGGCCGCAGGGGAAACAGACTGCCGCAGCGCGCGAAACGAGCGTCTGAAACCACTTCGTCTCGGTGCAGTTGTTCACCAAGAAAATCGCCTGGGTGGCCCGGCCCGCGTCCAGTTCCAGCAGCAGCTTGACGGCGAACTCCTCAACTGTGCCGTCACCGTATGGCGGGTTCACGTAGACGCAGCCGTGCCATTCCTGCTGCAGGCCGTCCTGCTCTTCCGTGTAGAACGTCTCTGCCCGCACGACTTCGTTTGCAGCCTCGCACGAGCACGGGTCGGTGTCGATGAAGCCCATCACCTCATGGACGGCGTTGACGTACTTTTGCGGCGTGTACCACTCGCTGTTTCCGCTGTTGTTTCCGACGTGCGCCCCGTTGGCGATTTTCAGCAGGCCGGCTTGCGTGACCTCGCGGCCGTTCTTTTGGCAGTTGCGGAGGTACGCCTCGAAGTCATCAGAGGCAACGCGCGAGGCACGCTGCCACCGAGATGACTGCATCTTGTCGATGCCGAGCCCCTCAAGCGAATTAGGTAACACGCTGTTACCTAATTCCTTCCGGCCTGGCTTAGCGTTGTCGATCCCAGCCAACATCTCGCCAGCCTTCCGCTCAGCCCGCAGCTTGATTTCCGCTGCGGCGTTCGCGGCCTCGAGACTGTCTGACGCCGCCTTGACGTAGACCCGCAGGGCTTCCGCCCGGTCGCGGATCTGGAGCACGTCATCCAGCGTCTTCGCAGCCGACAGGGCCTTCATGGCTTCGCTAATTCGGGCCAGGGTTGTCGAGTTGGTCATGGTCGCAATCTCATGGAGCCCGCCCGCACCGGCTTGAACGGTGCTGCCTGCCTGTGGGCGGTGTTTGTCACGCGAAAGCCGGGGCCTTCTTCATCCGCCGATTGCTAGGCTGGTAGCTCGAGCCCTTCCGCCATGCCGACCACGCACTCACGCAGTTGTCAAACATGCTGCCGAACGTGGTCCGATCTCGGGCCGGCTTGTTGACGCCAGACGAAATCGAAATGTGGCTGCGGTTCAGGTAGGTGTTGAGCTTTCGGCACTGCTCTGGCCCGTCGTTGTCGCGGACCATCGACCAAAACTCCGTCGCCGCCTTCCGCGACTTCATCCACGAGCCGAACATGGCACCGACAACCGGCCCCCTCTTGAGATGCAACGAATCGCCGCCGGTCAGCATCCCATCAAGCCAGCACACGAACTCACGATTGACGAGCAAAGCCTCGGCACGCTCGACCGGCCGCACCTTGCAATACTGCTCTCGGAACTGCTGGAACGAGATGCCGGTCACGGCAAGGTTCAGCACCTTGCTCGTGATGGCAGACAGGTCAGGGTCGGTCGCTGCGAACATCCTGTTGATGTCGGATGACGTTCGCGTCGAGTCCTTGCCGTCATACGTGGCGTAAAGACGGGCAACGTCCTCGAGCGTGTCACAGCGGTAGTTCTCCACCGTGACGTACAGTTCTGGCATCGGGTCTTCCTGCTCCGAAAACACGATGCTCGTGTGCTTGCCGTTGACGCGGTACGTGACGCCGTCAGCAAGGCAAAGGGCAGAGCCCCACTGCACTGGGCGAAACAGGCCAAGAGAAACAGCCTTTCGATAGACGGCAAGCCGAATCTTTCCGATCGGTCGGTCGTGAGGGGCCGGCGTCATGTCGCGGAACTCTTCCGCGAGCTTTCGCGTGACCCGTGTTGTCTTCGGAGGGCCAGCAAGTTCATAAGCCATGGTCAGGTCTCCTTTTCCTTTCGCACTCATTCGCAAGCGTCACGCGACACCTGCTCCGTGGTTTGTTCCGCTCACGCCACCGCCTCCGCGTCGAACAGGCTCGCCTCTTGCTTGCTGCCCTTCGCCGCCTCTTCCATGTTCTTCACCGCCTGGCGGTAGTAGGCCGGCTTGAGTTCGACGCCGATTGCCCGGCGTCCATTGCGTACCGCCCCGTAGGCTTCGCTGCCGACACCCATGAACGGCGTCAGCACCGTCTCTCCTGGCAGGCTACGCAGGTGCACAAGCCTCTCGACAACGTCCAGCTGCAGCGGGTGCATGTGCCGCTCGTCGTCGTCTTCGCGGGCCTGCTTGTACGGAAGTGTCCGCTCCAATCGGATGTCGTCCCAAAATGCTGACGCGTACTGCCGCCAGATCCAGTGGCTGTAGCGGTTCTCAATCTGCTTGCCCTTGTGGCCACGGTAGGCGAGCAACTCGGCAGGCACCTCGCGGGCACCGGCGTACTCAAGCAGCCCGTTGGGGTTTGCCACTGGCACAGTGTTCTCGCCATCCTTGCGGAACAGCAAAACACAGTCAGCAGATGCCACGTCGCACAGGCTGGCGTCGGTGACGACTTGCTTGTGGGCCAGACCTTTCGCCATGGTGCGGTTGCGAACGCCGAGCGGCTCTTTCCAGACAAAGTGCCGGCACCAGAACCGCCATCCGAGAGCTTCGTGCAGGCGGATGATTTCGCCGGGAAAGTCAACCAGTCCGCCGGGTGAGGTCTTTCGCGGGATGTCCATGCAGTGCACAGCCGACAGCCGGCCCGGCATGGTCACGCGGTGGATCTCGCCCACGACGAAAGCGTAGTGGTCAAAGAACTCTTTGTGACTGCGGCAGTTCGACAGGTCACGCTCGGAACTGGAGTAGTGATACAGACACCCGGCACCGTCCGCAGCAAACGGCGGCGAGTAGATGGACAGGTGCACGGACTCGTTCGGGATGCTCTGGAGCACTTCGCAGCAGTCGCCGTTGTAGATGGCGTACTGGTCGGTGATTACTTGGTCGCTGACAGCCATTGCGGAATCCTTTCGCTGTGTGGAAAAACCCTTCTGTGGTCCACGGCCATGGCGTTGCCCATGTGCCGCACAAGTGCTTCGAACATGCGGTCGGCACCGTCTGCCTTGCGGCGAAGATTGGCGAGCACGCCGACCTCGCCTTCCGTGGCGATGAGGTGAACATCAACCGGCTTCGTCTGGCCAAACCGCCAGCAGCGGCGAACGGCCTGGTAATACTGCTCCCAGGAGTGGGAGGCGAACGTCACGACGTTGTGGCAGTGCTGCCAGTTCAACCCGAAGCACCCGATTTTCGGCTTCGTGACGAGCCGCTTAATCTCGCCATTCTGGAAGGCCAGCAGGATTTCCTCTTTCTCCTCTTCGCTCTGCGAACCGCTGACCTGACGGCAGTCCCGCAGGATGCTTTCCAGCCGGTCGCCTTCGTCGTTCAGGTGGCACCAGATGACAGACGCCCCGGCATGGCCGTTGACGATCTGGGCCGCAGCGTCGCAGCGGTCCTCAAGCGTGATGCGTCGCTCTTCGCGTTGCTCCTGCAGGGACTCGGCGGGAAGGGAGAACAGCATGCCCGACCGCGTCTTGCTGCTGTGCACGACGTGCTCGTGCTCGCGGAGCGGCGGCAGCACGAGCTTGCCGTCATCGAATCCCAGGTCGCTGGGCTTGCGGCACGCTCTGGCCCACGAGCAAACCCACCGCCAGAAAGGTTCCTCTGCATGCCCGCGAAAGCGGTAGCTCTTGCGGCCCCAGCCAAGGTAGTCCTTGATGACATCCTCTTTGAAGAACCGCGAAAGCATGTCCTGATACCCGAGGTATCCGAGGGCCTCGCTGGACGTGCCAAGTTCGTGGTAGTCGTTCGGGGCAGCAGTCGCCGTGCACAGCAGGCGGTACGGAATCAGTCGCATGAACTCGGTCACGGCGGCTTTCGTTGCCCCGTCGAAGTTCTTCAAGATGCTCGACTCGTCGCACACCACGCCGCCGTAGTAGGCCTGGTCATGATGGTGCAGCCGTTCGTAGTTCGTCACGACGATGCCTGCGGTCGGCTTGCCGCCCGATGACCGCGTGGCCTCGATGCCGAAACGCTCGGCCTCCGCGACCGTCTGATAGCTCACGGCGAGCGGCGTCAGAATCAGCGTCGGCTTGCCCGTTTGCCGCCGGATGTTCTCTGCCCAAACGAGCTGCATGGGAGTCTTGCCCATACCGCAGTCCGCAAAGATGGCGGCCCGGCCCTTGCGGCATGCCCACTCGACGAGGTTCCGCTGGTAGTCGAAAAGCCAATCGGGCATGAAGCCGGGCGTGAACCCGTAGTCGCCGTCCACCTGCTGCTTATCAGCCAGGAACTCGGTGTACGTCTTGCTGGTCGAAGCAATCATTTCGAACCCTCCTTGACCCGGAACTCAGGGCATCCGCACTTGCGGCACAGCGTGACGCTGGCCGGGCGTGATGCGTTGCAGCGGTTGCAAACTCGTTTCATCTGCGCTTCCTTTCGTGTCTTGGCCGCGTCTCGTGCGGCACCCGGTCGCATCACCCGTGGGAGTTCGGGCTGCGGCTGCCGGCGTTAGTCCCCACTGGGCCGGCGATAGGGGCGGATGCGGCCGAGATGCGTAGGCCGCTGCGGCAACCGCGTGCCGCTGTTCAATCTCCTGTCCAGTTCACGTATGAATCGCCCTTTCGCTTTGGCTCGTACTTGTCCTGCAGTTGCCACACTGCG